CTTGCATGTATTGTGCTGACCAATTTCTAATAGGTAATGAAGCTTTGATTTTTTCTAATTCTTCTAGTTCCCAATATTCTGACCAAACTGGTTTACCGTCAGGTAAGATCGCTGGAAATGAAATTGTTTTCCACTTATCTGCTTTTGGTTCTTTTTGAGCCTTCAATAATCTACCAGTCAAATCATCTTCAGCCCATCGTGTCATGACTAATAATATAGATCCACCAGGTTGTAGTCTCTGTCGTGGTCCTGAGGTGTACCAATCATATGCACGTTCCATTGCCATGTCTGACATAGAATCTTGTTCCGTATGTGGATCGTCAATAATCAATAAGTCTGCACCACGACCAGTAATAGATGCTCCAACTCCAGCTGCGTAATATTCACCACCTTGGTTTGTTTCCCATCTACCTTTAGCTTTGGAGTCTTCACGAAGTTTAACGTCACCAAAAATTTGTTTATACTCTTGAGAATCAATTATATTACGAACCTTAGAACCGAACCTTACTGCAAGTTCAGTGTTATGGGATACTTGCATAATTTTCATTTTTGGATACTTACCAATAATCCAAGCAGGAAAGTATACTGATGCAAATTCAGATTTTGTATGTCTAGGTGGCATATTTATTACGAGCCTTCCTTTTCTTTCTGAAGCTATTTTTGTAAATTCATTTGCGATGATTTGATGATGACCCCATTTACTAGGTTCTTTTTCTTTTCGACACATAAAGTCTTGCCACATCTCTTGAACAAAATATAAAAAATTATCTTGGCATAATTTAATATGTTCAATAAAAACTTTTTCAACTCTTAATCTAAGTCTGTCTGTTGTTAAATGGTCAACACTCATTATTTTTTTGACATCCATGCTGTAGCACCCATATAAGCACCAACAATACCAGCTCCACTAATATAAAACAAATTACTAATATCACTTAGAGCCTCAATTTTTTCTATAGACATAAATGGCATGAACATCATTGCAGTAAATAAACCCATTCCTACTAAAGTAAATGTTGCCATTCTTCTTTGAGCTCTATGCTTTCTTAGTTCATGTTCTGTTTTTTTAATTTCTTTCATATTTTCAAGTTCTTCATCAGACACTGTTCCGTCTTTATTCATGTCATATTGTGCATAAGTAGAATTTTTTTGCAATTTTTTTTCCATGAGCCTCTTATAACATAAAAAAAACGATATGTTTACTCCCTATATGTATGTATGTAACTCAACCTATACACTGATCTGTGGTACCATAAATTTTTGCGACCTTAAAAAAAATAAAAAAAAACCTTGACCTTTTACCTATTTTTCCTGAGCCTTCTTTTTTGACATACTAGAACAAACCATGAACAAACGCAGTTATTTAACATAATGTATGTTATGCGAACTAGTTAAACGAATCAGTTGCCGAGTTAATTATTTGACGTAAGTTTTGCAGTGTATATTTTTTTGTAGCTATCGTATCGAACCGTTCTACTTCAGGAACATTACCAGAACAAAACGAGTACAAATTAGGAACAAGTCTCACAAGTTTGAGCTTCCTCTGCGAGGGAGCTAAAACTAGGTTAACTACATTGCCTCCAACCTTGAGGTAATCTAACTGCCAAAGTATTTGATATTTAGATAAGCCTAGTTTCTTATCATCATTAGCTTTTAATTCTAACCAGAATGACTTACCTTTTATACAAGCATGAATATCTGGAACGCCATTAAGAGTCGTGGTTTCCACCCTCATACAATACCATGTGCTTTCTGTCTTTTGTATCGTGTTAAGTGATTTCCATAAATTCTTTTCCATAATGGATCTCTAAATAAAAAGTGCACCCAAAGAAATGACGCTTCAGGTGCAACAAAGGATAGTCACTGAAGTGTGACAAAACAACCCTAAACTATTGTTTAAGGAATATCAATAACTAATTCCAGTCTTCTGCTTAGTCAATTTATCTTGGTCTTTTTCTAGTGTGTTTCTTACGTTAGTCCAATATCTTATTACCCAAGTGTCGTTAGATTTATCAATAACTGACTGTGTGTCATTAATCATTTTATTCATGAATATTATTTGCTCGTCTAATTTTTGTTCTTGTTCCATTAAATGACTTTTAAATTTACTCATCCTTTTCTCCTTTTTGTTTTTCTATCATTGTTAAAATACTGTGTGCCAGTTCTAGTCTACCACCCAAAAACCCTTGTTCAAAACTATCTACGGAATTATCGTAAGGATGTTTGTTGTTATCATCTAACTCATCTTGACATAATTTTTTAATAAGTTCTATTGGGTTACTCATCAGTCACTCTCCTTTTTTGTCATTACATAAGCACTTATACCAGATGTGCTTTTAAGATTAAAAAGAGAAGCAAACTTCTTACAGGCATTGTAAGTGTTTTTAGCTTCTAGTGTTCTTACACCATGTTTATTGTGTGATACATAATATAAATACATTTGTTATTCTCCTATTAAGTTATATAGTGGCTAGGAATCTGGTCTGCAATTAGTTCGTTCCTAATTAAGTGTACTAAACTAGTATTACCTTTACACACCACTTAAAAAGTTTGGTAGTATATGAGGTCACTACTTTTGGGGTTATGGTATAAACCATAGTCATCCGATTCAATTTCGCTATTCATATACTCAAGTACAACTCGTACTACTCGCCTAACACTACATCATCTTCGTCAAGACAACTTGTTTACTTTCACTTAAAGCACCTAGCACTTGTCGTAACCCTCCGAAGAGGGCTACAAGAAATGTTAGTTATTTTTGTCCGTAATCAGTTCGTTCACACCAATTGTCAATATATCCATCAACATAACAGTCTAATATTTCACAATCAGGTTCACCATTACACATTATAAAATTACACCAATCAGACTTTTCTCCATCTTTCTGTATATGTGCTTCTACAACATCATCAACTGCATGGATATTTTCCATAACTTCATTGAAGTCTTTACTGTTCTTACATAGATAATCACCATCACACAATATGTCCCATGACCATCCATGATTAATAGCATCTTTAACTAATTCTTCAGCCGCAGATTTTACTTCTGGTATTGTTGTGCTTTTCCATTTATATTTAGTTGTCATCATTTTATTCTCCTTTGTATGATTAAAATATATCACAGCAAGATGTGATTGCAAGACATAGTTTTCCTAGTTTCCCAATTTCCTATAAAGCACTTGCTTAGAAAAAAAAAATAAATGAAAGCGTAGAATCAGCAAATATTTTAGGAAACTGGGAAAAATAAGAGAAAACATACCCTTACAGAGATTTAGTTTTGGGAAAACTTTGGGAAAAATTCCTAGATTTTGGGAAAAATAAAGTTTCTAGGATTGTTTTTTGTGCATTTTTGTTTTATTTTTTATTTTCTAAGTGAGTGCTTTATAGTAAACTAGGAATGAAATAAACAAGGAAAGTGATTCGTTATGGCTCAAAAAAGAAGAGAATTTAGATCAATAAGTGATCTTACTGACAAACAAAAGAAGTTTATAGACATACTTGTAGAGAAGTGGGGCAAGATAACAAAGACCGATGCGTTAATCGAGAGTGGTTACAACACAAAAACTAGAGAGAGTGCCATGGTTCTCGCTTCGAAACTCACGAACCCAGATATAAACCCACATGTCTGTCGATATTTAGAAAAGAAGTTAGGCGAGGAGCGTGAAATATACGAGAAGGACAAATTAAGAAGATACAAGATCCTAGATGACCTAAGAGACCAATCATCAGCCAAGGGACAATACACTGCATCCATTAATGCTGAGTATCGTTCTGGTCAGTTAGCTGGGTTGTATGTAGATCATAAACAAATTACACATTCTACCTTAGAAGGCATGAGTAGAGATCAATTAGAGAAACGCTTAGAAGAGTTAGAAGGCAAAATTGGTGAAGCCAAAAACATTATTGATGTCACACCTAAGAAGGTTACAAAAGAAAGTGACTAATAATATATGGAAGTATTGGTGTAAGTCATTAGGCACTAAAGCATACAATGATAAAAAGAAAGCTGACACCGTAGCCTTGATCCGTTCAGCGTGGGTCGTGCTTCATATATGTACATGCGTTGCTATTATAGTAAAC